GCTCAAGGTTGCTCTCGAAGCCGGTATTCCAGGTGATACGGCTGTCGAGTTTGCTGCACTTCTTCAGGGTAGCAATGCTGAGGAACTCAAGGCCCATGCTGACAAGCTGAAGAGCATGTTTGGCCCAGGATCTAAGCAGAAGGCTGTAGACCATTCTGCTGGGTTTGGTGGAGAGTCTAACTCCACTCCTGATCAGGTCTTCGCAGCACTATTCCAGTCTAATCTAACTCGAAAGTAGGAATACCTAAATGGCTATGCTCAATGAGCTTGCTCCGAATACTACGAACAACCACCAGGGACGTCTTGCGTATGTTCCTGATGACCTTCTACCTAAGACCATTACGTCCGAGATGTTTGCCAAGGTGCAGGAGAACTCTCTTGTTGCTCGCCTTGGCCGTCGAATCCCGGTTTCGTTTGGTGAAACTGTTATTCCTGTCAACGTTAAGCGTCCTGAGGTTGGCCAGGTAGGTACTGGTACAACCAATGCACAGCGTGAAGGTGGTACAAAGCCACTGAGCGGCGTTGCGTGGGACAGCAAGGTAATGCAGCCGATCAAGCTTGCTACCATCGTTACTGTCTCTGAGGAATTTGCTCGCACTAATCCGCAGGGCTTCTACTCTCAGCTTCAGTCTGACCTTGGTTTCGCTATTGGTCGCGGTATTGACCTTGCGGTGTTCCACGGTAAGCAGCCTCTTACGGGTGGTGCGCTTGCGGGAATCGACTCGTCTAACGTTCTGAACAACACTACCAAGATTGTCAACACAGACACGGTTACGACCAACAACCTGTTTGACGAACTGATCGCGGCTTACGGCCTTGTGGCTAACGACGACTTCGACTTTGATGGGTGGGCTGTTGACACTCGTTTCCGTCCTCGTCTTATCACTGAAGGTGCTGAGCGCGATGTGAACGGTAACCTTGTAAACCCAGGCCAGATCAACCTTGCTGCTTCTCAGGCGGGTAACATCCTCGGATTCCCTGCTCAGTACGGTAAGGCTGTTCGGGGTGACCTTGGTGCGGCTACTGCGACCACTACTCAGATGATTGGTGGAGAGTTCGCTCAGCTCGCATGGGGATTTGCTGACAACATCCGCTACAAGATCTCAGACCAGGTCACACTGACTGATGGTACAAACACCATCTCAATGTGGCAGACTAACCAGGTTGCTCTACTCGTAGAGTGCACATTCGGTTGGATCGTTGGAGACCTCGACGCGTTTGTGAAGGTTATCAACCCATCTGGTAGCTGATCTGCGTAAGCAGTTAGCGGCTAGCTAATTCGTTGAGGGTTCTGCTTCGCTAGCAGATTAAATAGAGGTAGTCGGGACTCTAGCCCTCACACTTTCCTGTAGGGACCGCCATGAAGATTGCAGTATTTCCACACTTTTATGTACCGTATCGAAATGCGGGCTCCGAAACCATGCTTCACGCTATGTGTAAGCATCTCATTAAGGCAGGACACGAAGTTGTTGTGTGGGCAACCGTCCTTCCTGAGGCTCCTCCGTACTATGAATACGAGGGAGTTCCTGTCTATGTAACCAACGTGGTATATGGACGCCAGCAGATCAAGTCGTGGAAGCCGGATGTAATTATCTCCCACCACGATAACACTCAGAGGGCTGCTAGGATTTCAGCAGATCTCGACATTCCGTTTGTGTTCATCATGCACAATGACTTCTTGCCCAACCAAGAACTTCTCACCCTCAAGCCGCACCTGACCGTTTTCAACACGGAATGGATTAGGTCCAAGTTCGATCATGTGGTGAACAAGTCCATGGTTCTCCATCCTCCTGTGTGGGCTCATGAACATGCAACCACTCCAGGCGACCATATTACGTTGGTCAACCTGAATGAGAACAAGGGCTGTAGGATTTTCTACGAGATGGCCGAACGGTTCCCTGAAGAGAAGTTTCTTGGGGTTGTGGGTGGGCATGGTGATCAGATTGTTCGCACAGATCTTCCCAATGTGGAGATCCAGCCACAGACTCCAAACATGAAGGATGATGTATGGGCTCGAACTAAGATTCTGCTCATGCCATCAATCTATGAGTCTTACGGCATGGCTGGTGTAGAAGCGTTGGCATCTGGCATCCCTGTCCTAGCACACCCAACAGAAGGCCTGAGAGAGTCACAGGGGCCTTTTGGGCTGTTCCTGGATAGAGGAGACCTGAACGGGTATGAAAACGCGCTCCTGAGGCTCTCAGACCCCAAAGAGTGGCATGCAGCATCTGTACTGGCAAAGAAGCGTTCAAACGAACTTGACCCTACCCCAGAACTTGACCGGTGGGTCAAGGAGGTGGAGAGGTTAAATGGCTAAGCTTACAAACGGACGGACTGTCTGCTTTGTATCTGACGAAAAGGCCGAGAAGCTTGCGAGTATTCTTGGTATGACAATCGTACGGGATGAACCAGAAAAGGTTGAAGAGGTAGAAGTACCAGAGCCTCGTAGGCCTCGTGGTCGCCCAAGGAAGGTGAGTTAATTGAAGTCTGCCCCAATCAAGGGCTATCGTGACCTTACTGCTACGGAGATTGAGATGATCAATGAGATCAAGGATCTTGCGGAGCATGTAGGCGAGCGAGTAGAGCAAATTTTCAACATGGATTCCGTGGACAAGCGTTGGGTTGCTATTGCACGAACAGACCTACAGACTGGATTCATGGCCCTCATTCGAGGTATTGCACAGCCAGAGACGTTCTAAGGAGTACTTATGGCCTATGCGACTGTTGCAGATGTTGAGGCTCGTCTAGGTCGTACTCTCGACACTTCTGAGTCTCAGATTGTAACCACTCGTCTTAACGACATCGAACTCATGATTAGGCACAGGATTCCTGACCTGGACACTAAGGTATCTACAGGTGTCATTGATCCTGCTGTTGTGGTCATGGTTGAGTGTGATGCGATCCTGCGTCTTATTCGAAACCCTGAAGGATTCACAGCCGAGACAGATGGTAACTATTCGTACCAGATCTCAGCTGAGGTAGCCTCAGGCAAGCTAGACATCCTAAGTTCTGAGTGGGCGTTGCTAGGGATCAGGAATGGCGCATTTACTATTCGGCCTGTACTTGATCCATTGTACAGCAACCTTCCATATCCTTGGGAGAACGTAAACCGCCCTTTTGCTGATTTCCCGGCATGGGATAGGACCACTCATCCCGCATGGTGTGAGTTTGTGACGGGAGATATCAAGTGTCCTTGCTAGATAAGGGTCGTGAGACCGTAATCCTCTATAACGAGGAAGCATATACAGACCCAGACGGCAATCCCTCACGTCGTGCTGGCACTACTCCGGTAACCATCAACAATTGTGTTGTACAGCTTCTGGCTCAGTCTGGTACATCGGCTAGGCGTACAGAAGACAATAACGAGGGTTTTGACTCTGAGCAAGTATACCGACTTCGACCGCCTAGGTCATTCACTACAATCATCGGAATGATGGCTAAGGTGGAGTGGCGTGGCATTACCTGGTCTATCTTTGGTAAGGCCCGAAGGTATAACGGGTCTAACCGAACAGCACACATTGACTATCTGATTAGGAAGAACTAATATGGCTAACAAGGTTACCATCACAGAGTCTTCCAGGGATATCAGTAAGGCTGTCTCTAAGATGGACCCAGTACAGGATGCGCTAACAAAGCATTCTCGTAAGGTTGCCGATATGGCTGCATCATTGCTGGCTCCGCACCGAAAGACTGGTGCCCATGATATCGACTACATTGGTCACTGGAGTGAAGTGCAGTTCGGCCACATTGACCACTACGTTGTGATGGATGGTCCTGCCGCAGTGTCAGTAGAGTTTGGTCACCGCACCAAGGAAGGCGAATGGGTCAGGGGCCTTTACATCATGACCAGGGCACGTCTAACCCGATAGGACTCTTATGGCAATCAATAGAAGGATTCCACGAGTCCAGGAAATTGTACTTCCGATCCTCAAGGCAGAATTTGCGCCAGGAGTTCAGGTAGTTTCCTGGGTTCCTGACATCCAGGATCGTACACTTCCCCTTATCAACGTAAGGCGTCTTGGTGGACTTCCCCGAGATGTAGACATGTACGACCGTGCGGTTATTGAGGTCACCGCGTACACAGACACCAACCTTATGGACTGTGAAGACCTTCTACTAGACGCCCGACAGGTTCTCTGGAACGCATGGAAGGCACAAACAGTGGTTCCTGGTAAGGGTTCCATTGGTTCCTATTTCGAAACACTAGGGCCAACTCAGTTCGATAGTCCTTGGGACGATTCCTGGCGTGTCCAGTATCTCGTTCAACTAGGGCTACGGCCCGTACGACTATAAAGGAGTTGCCCTAGATGGCACTGAACGACAATGCGGTGGTTCTACCTGCCGTAGGTTACATTTACGTAGCCCCGGTAGACACTGCTTCCCCAACACCAGCACAGATCGAGTCATTTAATCCAACCACAGGAATTTCTCCTTGGGTTCAGCTAGGCCACACATCTCGTGATGACCTTCCGGTATTCGGTTTCGATGGTGGAGATTCTGAAACCAAGGGTTCTTGGCAGAACGCGTCTCTTCGTCGAGTAACAACCGAGGTTGCACAGGACTTCGTTACGTTCAACGCACTACAGCTGGACGAAGCTATCCTGTCTTACTACTACGGTGTGACTAACCCAGGCTCAACAGTAGGTAAGTTCGATGTTACCGACTCTGCCACGTCTGGCATTGAGACTGCGCTTCTCATTGTGATCGTTGATGGAGATGCGACTATTGGTTTCCATGCATCTAAGGTATCCATGGGACGTGAGGATTCTATTGAGCTAGCCGTTGATGAGTTTGTGGGCGTTCCACTTCGTGCTTCGGTACTGAAGTCTGGATCTAACCCGCTGTTCTCGTGGCTTTCGTATGACACTGGTGTCAACCTGACCTGATCTATGATCAGTTTCGTTTCTTGGGGAGTGAGGACTCTTGGCGGACCCTACCTCACTCCCCTCTTTTTCTTTGGGTCTGCCTTACGAAAGGGTTCGCCATGACTAATGCATTTACACTAGAAGACCTTAACAAGAAGCTAACCGAGAAGTACAAGCCGTGGTCTTTCAAGGCTGGTCGGGAAGTATTCAAGCTAGATCAGGTATTGGCTCTGCCGAAGGAGCAGCGTCAGACTGTTAAGGCTATGCTCGACAAGCTACAGGATACCAAGGATCTCGATGAGGATGCTGTGATGGCTATTCTCAAGGCTGTTCTTGAGTACGTGGTTCAGGACGATAAGACCGACAAGCTACTAGCAGTGCTTGATAATGACCTTGCCAAGGTTTCTGTTCTATTCGAGGCATGGGTTGAGGGTGCTGAGGTGGGGGAAGCCTAGTCCTTGCTAGTCTGATTGATCAGGCTGGTGAGGTACTTTATCAGGATTTCCGGTCAGAGTACCAACTAAACTTCAAGGAGTGTGTGGGAGGTTTACTCCCACCTTCCGAAATCATTATGCTCATCCGAGGCCTCAAGATTGGGTCTAGGTTCATGAGCAAGATTCAGGGTGGAGAACAGTTCATTGGATGGGATGTACAGACCTACCAGATGGCCACTCTGATTGATGCTATCAACTACACCACTTACGCCGTGATTGCAGCCAACTCTAAGCGTAAGCCTAAGGAACCTAAGCCTGCGTATCGCCCTAAGAAGGAAGGTACGAGGAAGGCTAATAACATGTTCAGAACGCAATTGGATTTGGCCAAGCAAAGGAAGGCTAAGGGAGGTTAACCCATGGCAAAGGGGCCAGGTGGCTTCTCTGTAGGCCGTGTATCTATTCAGGTAGTGCCTGACACTTCTAAGTTCCGTGAGAAGCTAGTAGCAGAGCTGAAGAAGGAAGTAAAGAACCTTAAGGTTGAAGTCCCCGTAGACGTGGACGCAGCCAAGGCGATTACAGAACTCAAGGCACTTGACACTATCCTTAAGAAGATCGATGGACGTAACGTCAATATCGGCGCTAACGTCAATTCAAAGGGAGACCTAAGCAAGATCGCATCTGATCTTTCTAAGGTGGGTAAGTCGGCTACAGAAGCTTCTGGTGGCTTTGCTGACATTGGACGTACAGGTGCTATTGCGCTTGCTGTCCTTATTCTAATCGCCCCTGCGCTTGCCTTGATTGCAACACTGATTGCTGGACTTCCATCGTTGCTATTTGCCTTTGGTGGAGCAGCAGCGGCTGTGGCTCTTGGTTTTGACGGAATCAAGAAGGCAGCCCAGGGATTTGCTCCTACGGTTGAGCGACTTCAGAAGAGCCTTTCTGCTACGTTCACCAAGGAACTAACCCAGTCATTCAAGGACCTGAACAAGCTAGCCCCAGTACTGGACTCGGGACTTAACAAGATTGCGGTAAGCCTCAGTCACATTGTTCAGGACTTCGTCAAGTTTGTGACGACAGGTCAGGGTATGGCTCAGGTCAATGACATCCTGAAGAATACAGCTGGGTTCTTTGAGCGTCTGCGTCCTGCATTTGACAGTGGCTTCAGGGCTATTTTTCTACTTGCTTCAGAAGCATCCTTCCTGTTCAATGATCTAGCCGACACGTTCAACAGGTTTGCTAGCGGATTCTTGGATGTTGTAGGGCGAGTAACCGGAAATGGTGTTCTTGAGTCTGCACTCCGTAATCTGAATCTGGTTCTAGACTCCCTGCTGGATGCGTTCAACCAGTTCTTTGAGGCTGGATTGAAGGCGATGACTGTTCTTGGTGGCCCTATCGTAGTATTGTTTGATGGGTTTACCAAGGCTGTTGTGGCGTTGATGCCAATTCTCACTGCGGTGTCTAAGCTAGTGTTCAATGTTCTTGGTGAAGCACTAAGGCAGCTAGCCCCTATTGTAGAGGCACTGACTCCGTTCTTCCAGACTCTTGGAGAAATCCTCGGTCAGATTCTTACTGGTGCTCTCAAGGCACTGGGTCCTCTTCTTCAAATTGTAGCAACCATCCTTAATGACGTGCTGCTGAAGGCACTGGTGGCTATTTCACCATTCATTCAGCCGTTCATTGACTTCATCTC